AATGAATTATATGCAGGATTATTTCAATTAGGAGAAAGCACTGGATTAGATCCAGATGCTATAGCACGTCTTTCTCCTGCGGAACAGATGTCACTATATAGAGGATATCTTGAATCATTTAATTACGCAGGAGGTGATTTAGGAATGTATCAAGCTGCACCTGGAGTAGTAAAAAATTATATTAGAATAAACAACGGTAATTTGCCTCCAAATAATGTATTGCTGTATATACCAAGCCAATATACTACTGCACAAATAGAAGCATTACAAAGAGCAGGATATATTACAGAATATGCAAGTAGAGAATTTGATGATGTTGTTCTTGCTCAAAATAGTGCAGGAGGTAAAACTACAATTACACCTGGCACAGTATGGGTGGAAGACGTTTCACAAGATCTAAAAGACTTAGGCATACCCGGAGTAATTACCGTTGGTAAAGTAAACAGTTATTATAATGACCAGGTAAGAGGGAGCTAAGATGAGTACAAGTAATTTATGTCAAGACTCGGCTCACGTAGTTCATATCGGAACTTCTTTTAAAGAAAATCCTTTGAACATTGCAGACATAGATCGTCCATTAAGCGATTTAACAACTCAGTTTTTAACTGGTTCAATAATTGATGCTAACTACAACGATCCTGTGACTGCTGCGGTTAGAGAATATGGCGAAGATACTTTTTATAAATCAGTTGCAGATATTAACACTTATTTCGCTCGTACTGATTTAAGAGCTCTTGTAACTGAAGCTGATACACCTTTACTTAATCAAAGAGTGACAAGTGATTATGTATTTACACCAGTTGAAATAGCTCAATATATACGAGATTTTGGTTATACGCCTATTAGTTTATCAAATCAAATACAAGTTGTTTCAAATAAAATACCAAAAGAATTAGAAGCATTTTATGCAAAGAATTTTACTAGTAGTTCTATGGGTAGTTTTTGTAGTTTATTACCAACTATCTTTGGAGCTATTGGCGTATTTTTTAGTGCTTTAAATGATGTTGCTAATCTGGTAAACAAGTTAAAAAACTTTGCATTAAATTTTTCTTTAGCAGGATTAATAAATCAACTTAAAACAAATATTTTAAACGTAATTGATAAGACAATAGAAAAAGTAAAAAGTATAATAGATAATTTTTCTATGGAAAATATACTTAGTACCACAAATAGAGTTGTAAATGATGTTATATGCAAAGAGTTTATGAAAATTAAAGAAACCGTGCAAAGATTTTTTGATGGTACGGCTATTGAAAATTTTAAGAAAAAGATTGAAGCACTTATTGATTATGCTGTAGGATTATTTAAAGATCCAACTTTAGACGAAATACAATATCTTATGTATCGTTTTTGTGGTTTTATATCTTCGGTTGAAGAAGGTATAAATGCATTAAAAGAACCTTTAAATAATTATGCAAATGTGTATAAACAAACCGCAGCAGCGTTAGCTGCAAGAAGTGCTTGGAATACTGCATTTGCAAAACGTGCTGGTGCAATTCGCTATACCGATGAGGAAAGAAAAGAAGGTATAAATAACGGTATAGAAAGAGCAAAAAGTCAAAATAATCAATGGCAAGAACCGGTTTCTTGTTCGGAATATGAAAACATTACTACTTGGAATAATGGAGAAGGTGACGGGAGAATAACATTTTTTCCTTCAGCACTAATGAAAACATCTGAGTCTTGGGCAGGTTTGGATATATCCACAAGAGTTAAACTTATGAGGGTTCAAAAAGAATTTGGAAAACAGCTTATTATTTTAAAAGGATATCAACCACTGCCATCTGACTTTACGTCAACAGTCAAAAGTTTTGGCACTGAGATGCATGCAGCAGGAAAGGCAGTGGATTTGCAATGGGATGATTATAACATAACAAATCGTGAAGAATTTATTACTATAGCACGACATAATGGGTTTGGTGGAATTGGAAGATATAAAGGTTATCTTCATATTGATTTAGGACCAAATAGAGAATGGATTGGTCCAAACTTATCGTCGGATGACCCAAATTATAACAGTTCTTATAATTTATAAAATCGTAAGGAAAAACGTAGATGGTAGTACAATTAGTTACACCACAACTTAAAAAACAAAAACTGTATTCAGACTTTCATAAAGATCTGAGCGTTAATCCTATTTCAGGTGATGTTGCATTAAAAACAAATGAAGAAGCTGTAAAAGAATCAATAAAAAATTTAATTCTTACAGATCGTGGTGAACGATTATTTCAGCCGTATGTTGGTGGAAATGTACGTGCGATGTTATTTGAAAACAACACACCGGCAACTATTAAGCTTCTTCAAGAACAAATTAAAGACACAATAAAAATATATGAGAAAAGAGCTACTCTTGTTGATGTAGAAGTGACGTCAACACTTGATGAAAATGTTATTCGTATTTTAATATATTTTTATATAAACAGTGTAGAACAACCAATATCTCTTACGGTATTTCTAGAGAGGACTAGATAAATGGCAACCAAACCTATAAATGAACTAGATTTTACGGCCATTAAGCAGCAGTTCATTTCTCATTTGCAGAACCAAACACAATTTAAGGACTATGACTTTACTGGGTCAAATATGAATGTCCTCCTTGATGTTCTTGCATATAACACATATCAGAATAATTTCTATACGAATATGGCAATTAATGAAATGTTTCTTGACTCGGCGGTTCTTAAAAATTCAACCGTTTCGCATGCAAAAGAACTTAATTATTTACCACGTTCACGCACTTCTGCAAAAGCTGTTGTAAACATATCTATTGTAGATGAGACAGAGCCTTCGAAAAATATTACAATTCCAAAATATACTGAATTTACTGTTAATTATCAAGGAAATACATTTACTTTTATAACAGCAAAGGCATATATTGCACAAAAGACAACATCAGGTCCATTTGTTGCGACAAATGTTGAAATCTTTGAAGGTCAAATTCTTACAAATTTTGAAAAAGACGGTTTCTTTCTTGATGATGAAAATTTTCTTAGATGTAATCTTACAAACGACAACATAGATACAAGCACTATTGAAGTTTATGTAGATGACGAGGCAACCGAAGGTCAAAATCAATATTACTATACCGCTGACATATTTGGTGTGACCGCAACGAGTAAAGTATTTTATTTAAGTCCGTATTTTGATGATCGTTATACAATATATTTTGGTAGAAATGTATACGGAAAACAACCAGAACCTGATATAGATATAAAAGTACAATATAGAGTCACGAGTGGTGCTGAAGCTAACGGAGCAACAGGATTTACTACTGCCTTTCGTTCTGGTGTTACGGTCACAACAGTTTCAAGCGCATCAGGCGGTGCTGAACGTGAAAGCATTGATAGCATAAAATTCTTTGCACCAAAATCAATACAAATTCAAGAAAGAGCTGTTACTGCAAGCGACTATGATATTCTTTTAAGACAAAGATTTCCTGAAATACGTTCAGTATCAGTATATGGTGGAGATGAGCTTACTCCTCCTCAATATGGAAAAGTTGCGATTTCTGTTAACTTACAAGGCGACGGAGTTTTATCTGAAACAAACGAATATGAATATGTACGATATTTAGCAGATAAAAGTCCGCTTACGATTGAGCCGATCTTTGTTGATCCTGAGTTCTTATACGTAGAAGCGGTGATTGACGTAACTTATTCTAGAAAATTAACAAGCAAATCTACGTCAGAACTTGAAGCTTTAGTAAGACAGGCTGTTCTTTCTTATAGTACTACAAACCTTGATGATTTTGGAAAAACTCTTCGTTCATCAAGACTTATTACAGCAATAGACGCATTAGATGAAAGTATACTAGGTTCTGACCTTTGCGTCAATCCTATTATAGAATATGCCCCGATATTAAACTTAACTCTTAATCCTAGTTTTAAATTTAATGAAAAACTTGTAAAACCATATCCGTACCGTGCAGCGTCAGGATTTTCAGATTTTAAACCGTCAATAGTAAGTTCAACATTTACATACTCTGGTATTGTATCTAAGCTACAAGATGATGGTGCAGGAAATATGAGAATTATTAATACAAGCACAACTAATCCTGAAATTATCAATCCTACTATTGGAACTGTTGATTATACAACAGGTGAAATTAAATTAATTAATTTTGCAGTAGAATCTTTTTCTGGCGACGCAATTAAAATATATGCGGCTACAACTTCTTCAAATGTCACTGCACCAAAGAGTAGAATTTTAACAATAAGAGATGAAGATATTCTTATTAACTTTATAGAGTCAAAATCATAATGGCTATAGATAAATTAATTTCGTTTCATATTGAGAGACAGTTTCCTGCAATATATCGTGAGGATGGTCAAGAACTTGTGCAATTTGTAAAAGAATATTATAAATTCTTAGAAACAAACACAAGCCAATCTTTATATAATGGAAGAAGAATATACGAGTATCGTGATATTGATACTACGCTTGAAAGAATGCTATTATTCTTTAAAAATAAGTACCTTGCCGATCTTATTTTTGATGATACTACAATTCGTATTATTGTAAAAAATATATTAGGTCTTTATAGACGCAAAGGTACAAAAGACGGTTTAACTTTATTCTTTCAACTTTTTTATAATGAAACAATAAAAGTATATAATCCATCACGAGATATGTTACGTCCATCGGACTCGGAATGGAAAAAAGGTCGCTATCTTCAAATGTTTCCAAATGACGGAATATTCACGTCTACAAGAAACAGCCTACAATATACTTATCAAGATATTATAGGTAAAACGATTATAGGTGAAGCTTCAGAAGCAAAAGCTGTTGTTGATAAAATTAATTTAATTATTCTAAATAATTCAATTGTTCCTATTGTGTTTATTAATGATATAACTGGAAATTTTATAGGACTTGAAGGTATTGTCTCGGTTATAAACGGCATACCTGTAAGATTTGGAACTATAGACGGATCTTTATCAAGCATAGCAATTGACAATAACTTTAGAGGAACGCTTAATAATAACATCGGTGATATTGTAACTTTTAAGAGTGTTTCAGATTCAATAGGAGGTCGCGGATTAGTTACAAACGTAACCACTGAATTTACTGGAGTTGTTAGTTATGAAGTTGCGGACGGCGGTTGGGGATATTCAGTTGACTCAACAAAGTTATTAGTATCTAACCAAGTTATCTTCATGGATAACTCAGCTTTAAATTTTACGATTCTAGAAAAGCTTGTAGACACAAATGGTAATACTGGAGTTGTAATAGGCCAATCAGATTTGCTTGTAGCAGTTAAAGCCGATGCAGGAAAAGAGTTTTCTGATAGCTATGTTATTTCTACTGTTGACCGCACACCAAATGTTACACTTAATTCTTTATCAGGAAGTACTGCTATAAGAGTTGTAGCAAAAAATGACACATCACCTGGTAATCTTTATCCTGATACATTAAATGCTAGCGACGTTAAAGTTGGCGAACTAAAAAATACTGAAACCGTGTCACTCATTTTTGATGTGATAGGAGATTTTACGAGTGTCCCTCTTAATTCTTCAGATTATAATACAGTTCCTCCGGCAGTAAAAGCAATGACAGGAACGGCTTCACCTGTTACTTTATCCACACCGTTAAATACAGCATTTGACTTAAGTAGTGTTGACCTTGGAACAATTGTAAGATTTGATAATATAGATCCAGG